CGTTACGGAAGGCCTCATAGACCTCACCGGTGAAGAGTTTCAGGAACAGAGCCTGAGTATCGCCCGCGCCGTTAGCCTGGCCGAGCTGAGTTACAGAAAAAGTCACTTGTCTTTAAATGAATAAGAATGGATTGGTATTGTTGCGAGAGTCCCGGGAAAAATTATTTAGTTGTTGGGTTGCCTTTCGTATTGGGTATCCACCGCAGCGGGCCAATACTCCAGTCATGACTGGGTTTTTTACGAGGTTATCCCATCCTCAATAGGCATGGGGGACATTGCAGTCCCCACGATCTGTTAGAGAAGATCGCCGCTTGCAGCCAGGCGCTGTTCGATGTCAAGGCGATAGGCAGGGTCATTCCGATAACGAGAATCAGAAATTGCCCGAGCCAGTTCTGCTTGACTACGGAATCCTTTGACAGAATTTTTCACCGACTTTCCAGACATTCGTTTGCCCTCAAAGCCAACGCTATCTTTGTAACGTTGATTGAGTGCTTGGACTGCAAAGAAGATGGCATCCTTATTGCCGCTATTGACTACGTTGTCAAATGCAGCAACTTCATCTGGTTTTAGATTGTCTGCTGCCCAAGCAAGAGTTTCGTTATAGGCAGCCTCACCACCAACCGAAGCAAGAATCGCCGTTGCATCAGCATCAGTTAGTTGCTGTTGTTGAATGGGCGTATTCTTTTGCAGCTCCAGGTAAGCATCAATGAGTTGCTCAGACGGCATCTCCTTGAGCTTTTGAACTGTCTCAGGTTTCAGTTGGTTGGAGTTACTAAAGTATTCGTCAGAAGCTTCTTGGAGAAACTTAGTTGCTTCGGAAGCAGGATCTTCTTCGACAGCTTCTTCGGAAGTATCTTCCGTTGAATCGCCTTCTTCAGTACCTGCTTCTTCTTTCTTTCCAAGTTTGCTTTCCAGTTCTTTGTATGCCTTTTCCAAATCCTCAGCGGATTTGAACTTACCGGCATAACGCAGTTCTGACTCGGCGTCTTTTCGAGCTTGTTCATATTTAGCAAGATTGCGTTCTTCTTCTTCGGCAATCAGCTTATCACCAAGCTCCACAAGCCTCGCTTCCTCTGCCTGACGGGCTTCGGTTACTGCGGGGTCGTTTCCGTCAAAAGTGATTTCAGCCATAGGAGTGGTTTAGTGGGTGACGAGGGTAACTTTACCAAGACCAGGACTAACAATCCTTTTCTTGGGTTCGGGTTTGACTTTGTTTGTTTTTACCGTAGCTTTACCAGCAGGCTTCCGCTTAGGCTCAAGAGAGGTGACGGTTGCCTTAGGTGCTTCGGTAACTTCAAAGTCTTCAGGATTCAGGGGCTGGTCGTTGAGGTCCAGCGGCAGGTCCGGTGACGGCATTACTTACTTGTGCGAGAGTGTCGGCAGCAGCAGGGTTCTTAGCAGGATCCATGAGAGGAGACTTAGCAAAGTCGCTAGCCTGGTTCATCATGGTAGCTTGCATCTGTTGCTGTTGTGCTTGCTTCATTTCATTGTCACGTTCCTCAGCTGTCTTAATAAGCTGAATCGGATCAATACCTTGAGCAGCAGCAAGGCGTTTGATGGCTTCATCAGGGTTGATAAACTTCATCATGGCCTCAGGTCCAAGGGACTGAGAAACAGTTTGAAGGAACATCATCAGTGATTCCCGATCCTGACCACGACCGATACCTTCGATACCAGCAATGACAGTTGGGAACACAACACCCTTAGGAAGTTTAGGCAACACACCCGAACGTTGCAACACAAACATCTTCCTTTGAAGATACGGACGCAACAGCTCAGTGGTCAGGTTGCCATAGATACCACCCAGCTGTTCGTTAAGTTCTTGCTGGGTAGCGCGAATCTCTTCTGCGGTAGTACGTTCAGATTGACGTACCGTAAGAATAAGAAACGCTTCGCTCAGCCGTTGTGTTAGCTGAGTGATCATTTGATATGCCGTTGAGAAGTCAGCCTGTTTGGCTACTTGAACCACGGACACATCTTCTTGACGGCCTTGGATAATTGCTCCGTTTCCGGCCTTTGCCAAAGTAGCAGGCTTAACGGTAGCAGAAGGAGATACCAGAAAGACAACCTTAGCAGAAGCAGCGGAACCTTCGACCATGGCTTGCATGAGTCCCTCAAGCGACTTAAGGTCACCGAGGTATTCTTCAATGCGGCCACGTCCGTAGTCTTCTCCATCGACAATGTTAAAGCGAAGGGGAAGCCAAGGGGTCGTGTTCTTTGGAGCTTTGCCGTAGCTTTCTTCAATGATCTCACCGTCTACTTCTTGACGCCAACGCCATTGGCCGTCGGTGAGTTTGGCCCAAGTATAGACCGCAGCCTCATCTTCACCAACAGTAACATCAATAGAAGGAGTAGCAGTGTTGTCATCTACTCGATTGATAGAGCGTTTTGGCTTTTGAAATTTTTCAGGTAGAAATTGACGGTTGATTGATTCAACAGTAACGATCTCGGTGGGCTGACCATCTCCATCACGGACGACCACATAGCGGTCAAGAGGGTACAGTTTGACACCACTCGAACCCATGTAGACCAGGACATTCCCGGTTACAATCAGATGCTTCATTGCCTGATGTAGGACCACTCGGTCCTGTGATTCGGCAACGTGTTGCATGATAACCCGTTCCATTTTGGACAGGCTCAAGTCGATCTCAGATTTGATCCGAGCATCTAGATTGGGGTCCGAGGCGAGCTTACCGTCGTTGATCTGAAGCTTGAAGAACGTAGCCGTTACAGGGAACAGGCTAAGCATCAGCTTCGAGGCCATGACGTTCGCGCCTTTGGCACCGATTGATTGCCAAGGAGTGGGCAGCTTCTGACCGTTAATTACACCCGTAGGAGTAAGGAGGTAAGGAAGACTGAGGCGAGCACACTCCCTAGCAGTATCAAGAAAGATCGTTCTGTCGCTAGCGAGTCGGGCGTACCGAGATGCGGCAGACGAGTTTTCCATTTAATTAGTTAGGTACATTAAGACCCATACCGCCAGACAAGGAGCTTGCGGTAGGAATCTGTTTAACTCCAGACGTAGTTTTCAGAGAGCTACGAATGGGACGCACACGTTGAGGAGTGCGGGTGTTAGTGGAAGGGGTCTTTACAGAAGCAGCTTGGCTAGTAGAAATCGTGCCGAGTTGTGCTCGACCTTGTTGCTGTTGTAATTGATTTTCTAAAGCACCAATGCGGCTGCTTGTCGCTGCCTCTTTTTCTGCTCGAAGCCCATATGGATCAGCAGGATCGTACATTCTATTTTCAGTACGAGCTACCATCTTAGCCATATAAGGATCGGTTCCAAACATAGATTCAAGACGACCTTGGTCGCGTGCGCTTTTTACAGCAGTTGGATCTTTTGCTAAAGAGGCTCCTAGTAAACCACTAGGCGAATAAAAAGATTGTCCGTTTTGTGATACATAGCCTGGACCTGCTAAGCCGCCCATCATGCACATAGTCTGTTCCTCCGTTACTGAGCAGTCGGAACATTCAACCCAGTAGTCTGCCCGGAGATAGTTCCAACCATAGGCCTAGGGGCTTTGAATGCACCAGCGCCTTTGGTCTTGTCTTTAGCTGCTTTGGTTGTTGCTTTGCTTTGAATAGTAGCCACCTTCTGACCAGCACTAACGGGTGCCGGAGGAGGGGCAGGAGGGGCAGGAGGCGGTGGGGGAGGCGCAGGCATCTGCGGCATCGGAGGCGGGGGAGGCGGGGGAGGAGGAGAACCACCAAAACACATTGTTCTAATCTCGATTGGTTTTTGATTTAAGATACTTAATGACCGCAATAGCCCCGGCCTGGAAAGCTAGTTCCCGGTCGGAGATATTACAGTCAGGAAAGCGATCAGGATACATTTCTTCAAGCTCAGCAATAAGCCGAAGAAGGTCTACCTTGCCCCCAACAACCATGGTCAGGGGCAGGGCATCCTCATCTAGGTAGGCCATTTAGCCGTATTGTGGAAGGTCAACGTTACTTGCCTCGAAAAAGGCAGGCATTCTGGCTCTTTGCGTGTCCTTAAGACCGGGGGCCTTACCACGCTCATAGAGAGAATCGGATTGATTCATCCAGAAGTCTTTGTCCAAGTACTTGTTTTCATTGGACGAAAGAGAATCCATCACCCATCCAACAGTCGCTCGGCGTAAGCGATTGAGGCTTGATGTGGACTTGAGGCCCAGCTCGGAGCAGACCATCGAGTGTATGGCGACGTGCGTTTGCTCGTCTCTGCTGATGTCTGCGGCTGTGCTGCGGATTCCGATGTCTCCATTGAATCGGAAGAAGGGGAGGATGACGAAGAAGACACTGCGCTCAAGGATAGCTGCTTTCAGAATGGGATGCTCTGGTGCGTCTAGCCAAGCCTTGAGGATGTGCTTTGCTTCATCTTCATGCTTCTGGTTTGCACCATGGGCATCAATGACATAGTTCAACGCCTGGTCATGACGCTCTTCATCCAATTGATTAGAAAGAAGAGCCTCTCGTAGACCAGGGGTGTTGGGTAGTTCGCGCTCAAGTCCCTGCTGAAGGAACTCTCGCACAGGAAGTTCTAGGTGGCGGAGGCCAAGGGCGCGTTTAAGTGCGTCCTCAGCCCCTTCAACCACCCGTCCCTTTTGAACAGCCAGAGGCGTCCATTTACGCTTCCGGCTGACAACTTGATCGTAAGGCGACAGGATTTGGCTCATTCTCCGCAGGGGATACAAATTTCGTTTTCTGGTTTGATTTTGGGACAGCCGCAATCAGGATCAACTTCTTCTTCCTCAAAGCCAAAGAGATCACGGAAATCCTCGTCAAGAGCGGCGAGGGCGTCATCCTTGGATTGAGTATCAGGCATCACCTGAAGGGAATAGTAAAGACTTGTCTGAGGAGAATAGATCCACTCATAGATAAAGTCTCGGTCATAAGTCACAACATCAGACCAGCTGTTAAAGCTGTATCCATGGAAGAGCAGGGTGTTCTGGAAGAGACGGATAATACCATCAGCCACTTCCTTGTAGGCATCCCAGCCCACCTCAGAGGCGATCTCTACATCCGGCGGGTAGTCATAAGACTGGACTCCGAAAGTCCCACTATCCCTATCGACGTGACGACTGATAGGAGGGGCCAACTCTGGGGCAGCAGTATAGCCACGCAGGTCGATGTTGTTATAAGAGCAGGAAGCCGTAGGCGCGATAGCAAACGCCCGGTCCATGTTGTGGAGTCGAGCAATCTGTGACGCAAGCTCAATGGCTTTTGCAAGTTCAGATACAAGTCGATATGCCGGAGTGTCCTCCGGTTGATGAGCATGGAATCTGGTTAGGGCGTTTCCAAACTCTTTATAAGTTACGCCGTTCTGGCAAAGGAAGTTAGCCAGACCAAGAATCCCAAGACCAACTTGTCGGTCAGTCTCGGGGGGAAGGTATTCACCAGTTTCCCCCACACCTGTTTTGGCGTGGAGGTCAATAAGACTGGTCATCCCTTCGGTAAACGCTTCAACAAGATCCTCGCGTTTGCAAGCACCAAGGTTGACATGCTGAAGCAGACAAGTGCCACGGCTGCGGAGATACACCTCAAGGCATACATTGCCGTAGATGCGATTTCCGAGAGAGTCATGGCGGATCTTGTTAAGCCAAATGTCGCCCTTTTTGATTCCTTCAATAGTGGCGTCAATCAGCTCATCGCTGGCATACTTGAGGAAGTTTTCATCAATATCAAGACAACGCTTGACCCAAGGCAACTCAGTACGAGAAGCATTGACAAACTCAAGTGCATCGCCATGCGTATAATCGAGGTGCAAAACGCAAGCGCCGTTTTTGTAATGGCCGCCCCTACGAATTACTTCGTTAAGAGTAGAATAGATACGGCCAAAGGATACCGGACCAGAAGCGGTCAAGCCCTTACCATTTTCATGCCCCTTGGGGCGAAGCTTAGAAAGGTGAACGGCAACGCCTGCTCCATTCCGCAGGGCGTGGCTGACATAGCGCCAGCTGGCCTCGATACCTTCCGGCCCCTCCATGCTGTCATCTACAACAAAGACAGTACAGGACACCGGCAGGCGGGAGTCTGGGTTGTCAATCCAATTTTGAACACGGCCAGTGCGTGCAATCTTTTGAGGGGTGGACATTTCAGATGAGGTCGTCGAGAACAGGAGGTTGATAGTTTGGTCCCTTCAATACTTTTCCATCGTCACGGCGAAGGGGTTTACCGTTGACAAGTTTGCTCATGTTGGATTCAAACACTCGCGTCATTGCGGTGTCTAAGTCCCAGCCGCGAGCAGCGGCAAATTGATAACAAACAAAAACAAGATCAGCTAACTCTTTGAGCTGGTTGACTTTGTTCTCTTCGTGTTCGTTGAGCGG